AAAGCCTTGGCGCAAGGTGAGATCTCGGATTTCGCCGGGTTCACCTTCATTCGTTCGCAACGCTTGGCCACAGACGCAACACCAAGTCGTCTGGCCTATGCTTTCGTACCATCTTCCATTGGTCTTGCCATTGGCGATGATGTGACGAGCCGTGTATCGGAACGTGATGACAAAAGCTATGCAACTCAGGTCTATCTTTCTATGTCCATTGGCGCAACTCGCGTTGAGGAAGAGAAGATAGTCCAAATTGCATGTAACGAGTAGAGGGAGATAGATCATGGCTACTGTCTACTCAGTGCAAAAGACGTCTTGGGATCAAACCACGCCGTCTAAGAAGATCAAGCCAAATGAAAGTGGCGGTAGGGTTCGTGTTGAATACGCATTATACGAAGCTGCATCCCTTGCTTCCGGTGATGTCATTGAGATGTTTAACCTTCCTGACGGGGCGCGAGTCCTTGAAGGGACGCTAACTCACGATGCGATGGCTAGTTCTACAACCTTGTCCGTAGGGCACGGAGCTTATACCAATGCTGCTGGCACGGCTGTTGTCTTGGACGCAGATGAGTTTTTTGCTGCCGCTGCGTCAACCGCGATTACAACTGTTGCTGTCGCAGCCACTTCGGCTCTCGGCAGAAACAGCGTGATCGATGCCAACTACGCTGGTTATCCTGTAACCGTCACCATGGGTGGTGCCGCAGGTACGGGAACCGTGGAATTGCAGATACTCTACGTTGTTGACTAGATAATTACTGTCGAAAGACGGTAATGCAGGCACTGTTAATTCGGTGCAGTCGGAGAGTGGGGGCAGGCCAGCAGTCCTGTCCCCACGCCTTCTGTTAAAGGAGAGTCTGAATGGCGGCCTCGGAAGTGGCTATTTGCAATCTTGCACTGACGTATCTTGGCGACAGTTCAATAACTGCCCTTACTGATAATACCGATAGAGCCAGAGCCTGTAATGCTCACTACGCGGATTGTCGGGATCAAGTGCTCCGTATGCATCCATGGAACTCGTCCATAGTCAGGGCTAGTTTAGCTGCATTGACCGACTCCCCTGCCTGGGAGTGGTCTTATCAATTTACGTTACCCACCGATCCGTATTGCCTACGGATTCTTGAGGTGGAGAATCTGGATGACAGGGAATGGACGGTCGAAGGCCGTCTCATAATGGCAGATCAGAGTACGGTAAATATCAGATATATCAGTCGCATAGCTGATGTTGGTGAAATGGACCCGCTTCTTATTGATGTGATTGCTTTGAAGCTGGCGCACACCATAGCTTATCGTATTACTGGATCAGTTCAGAAGCAGACGGATCTTCTACAGACATTTCGGATTACATTGAGGGAGGGCCGCATGATGGACGGGCAAGAGGGCGCGCCTCCTGACATTAATTCAGATCATTTTTCTGCGGTTAGATTTGGCACCGACTTTTCCTCCGACTGGAGGAAGTGGACGAGTGGCTGATGGCCCGCGTAAATGCAATACAGACTAACTTCACTGGAGGCCAGATAAGTCCCCGACTTTTTGGCCGAGTGGATATAGAGAGCTATCGTAACTCCCTGAAGAAGCTGACTAATATGGTTGTCTACCCGCAAGGCGGTGCTGGGCGTCGGTTCGGGACCATGTATGTCGCAGAGGGTAAGGATTCCGCTGCCAGTACGGATAGGAAGTTCCGGTTAGTCCCCTTTGAGTATTCAGATACCAATGCCTACTGCCTTGAGTTCGGGCATAACTACATTCGTTTTTACGCACAGTCTGCGCAGGTTGTCTCTGGGTCTGCCGTGCAGGTAACTACGACATATACGGATGCTCAGTTAGACGATCTACAGTTTGCCCAGTCTGCTGATATTCTGTATATCGTCCATCGATCCCATCCGCCACGTCAGCTAGTCCGTAATTCAGCCACATCCTTTACATTGTCTGATGTGGTCTTTGTTGATGGCCCCTACCTAGATGATAACGATACGGCAACGACCATAGCCTCGTCAGCGACAACGGGAAGCGTCACGTTGACTGCATCCGTTGCTATATTTACCGCGAGTCATATTGGTGCATTCTTCCGTATTACCAATAGTACGACCGGGTATGCGAAGGTTACCGGGTTCACGGATACGACTCACGTTACCGCTACGGTGGTATCGACCTTAGGCGGCACGTCCGCTGTTACGACTTGGCGGGAGGGTGCCTTCTCCATAGAGCGTGGGTACCCTGGCTGCATAACATTCTTTGAACAGCGTTTATGCCTTGCTGGCTCGACTCATAGGCCGCAGACGGTCTGGATATCCAAGGTGGATGACTACGAGAATTTTACTCCAGGCGCTAATGACGACGATCCAATACCCTTCACGATTGCCGCCAACAAGGTCAACATCATCCAGTGGCTCAGTCAGGCCAGGAACTCTCTATTCATAGGGACTGTGGGGGCTGAATGGCAGGTTAGAGGCACGAGTGGAGCGGCTATCACTCCTGGCAATGTTATTGTGCGTCAGCAAACGTCCGAAGGGTCTGCGAGAATCCAGCCTGTACCGATTAAGAATGCCTTGCTGTTTGTCCAGCGTGGCGGTGAGAAGATGCATGAAGTCACATTCGATTTCCTGACTGATAGTTTCCAGGCTCCAGATCTGACCCTCCTGTCAGAAGACATAACGTCTGGCGGAATCACTCATTTTGATGCTCAACGGACACCAGATCCTATCGTCTGGGCTGTATTGTCTAGCGGCACGTTGGCGGCAATTACCTACCAGCCTGATCAGAAGATACAGGCATGGCACGCTCATACCATTGGTGGGGTTGCGGGTTCAGCAACCATAACCGTGACCGATTATGCGAATATAGCTGTGGGAACGGACATTGTTATCACCAAGTCTAATGGTGATACGGTGACCTTTACTTCAGAAGTCACAAGTGGGGCCGCACCCGCGACTACAAATGGCTGGCGTCCTAATGAATCCAACGATACGACGGCAGATAATATCTACACTGCCGTCAATGCTCATAGTGATTTCACGGTAGCTAATCCAGCAGCGAACGTAGTAACCATCACCGAAACTCAAAGGCTTGGTACAGGACCGACGGCACTGAGCATATCGGACACCGTGCGGCTAGTCACAACGGACGAGACGGCTGCGATTGTTGAGAGCATCGCTGTCATTCCTAAGGATATTACAGCAGGTATTTACGTGGATCAGGTGTGGTTAGGTGTGAAGAGGACCATCAATGGCGCTACCAAAAGGTATGTGGAGTACATTGACTCGACTCTGAACACTGACTCCACCCTTACATATGCCGGTAGTTCTACCTCTAGCCTTACGGGCCTTGCCCATCTTGAGGGTGAAACGGTGGCAGTGAAAGTAGCTGACGCCCCACAGCCTGATAAGATTGTCTCCAGTGCTGCGATTGCCATATCCCCTGCTGGAGCCTCTGCGCAGGTTGGCCTGCCCTACACGCATACACTGACCACACTACCGCCAGAGTTCGGTGCACAGGCAGGAGCAGCGCTCTCCAGGCTACGACGGGTACATGAAGTTGTGCTGTATCTTAGAGCCTCCAGTGGCGGTCTTATCAATAGTGATAGTATTATTTATAGATCGTCTGCCGACGATATGGGGAATGCCTTGCCATTATTCACTGGGACTGTTCGCTATACACCGGATGATAGCTGGGATCGTGACGGAAACATTACAATATCCGGCACACAGCCTCTCCCCTTTAATCTTACGGCCCTTATTATGGGCATGAATGTAAGCGAGGGATAATTTTATGGTAGCATTTGCAACTATTATAGCCGCTACTGCTCTTGCTACTAGTACCTATAGCTCTTATAAGGCGGGCAAGGCTGCTGAGAAGTCTGCTGGAGTAGAGATTGCAAGCGGCTATCAGCAGATAGAGCATGTAAAAGCAGCTGCGGAAATAGAGGCAATTGCAGATGTGGAGTCTGCGGTTGCTTTGAGAGATAAGACAACTCTTGATTTTCAGACTATAGATAGGCGAGAGCAGGAGGTCTTGTCTGCTGTTTCAGCGAATGAGAAGAGCTATGTAGACAATACAGATCTTCTTGAAAAGCAAGCTAGCATATTGCTTATTCAAAGAGATAGGGAAGCTGCAAAGGATGTCAGCACTGTACGTGCCCGCGCTGCTGGGGCTGGAGTGCATGCTAGTGGTGGAGCTACTGCCGAGGTGGCGAGAGATGCCTCTATAAGTAGCGCCTTGGAAAAGTCCCGGGTGAAACTTCAGGTGTATGAAGCTCAACAGAAACTTGATGAAGATATAGCGAAGTCTCGTTCAGACGCCTTTATCGCGGCCCAAAATATTGCTGCTGATAGGGAATCTCTTGGATTTAGTTACGATGTAGCTATCAGAGATCATGATTTATCTATTATTATCCGCAATATTGAACGCGATGCGAAGATCAATGCTCTGGAGAGCGGCGCTCAGGTTATTCGAGTTAGCCAGACTAGTGCTGAACTTGGCGCGTTTTCGACGGCCATGAAAGGTCTGTCGCGTATGAATCCTCCCTAAGGTATATAGTAATGACTCGACCAATTAATAAACAGGCTATATTCGGCAACAGGAGAATCACGTCTCCCTTGTCGCGTAAAGAAGTGCCTCTCAATGCGTTCCAGGCTGCGCGTGGCGGTAGACCGGACAATAAGTATCTTCAAATAAAAGACGCTAGTTTAGCTGGCTTAGATTTCCTTGCACAACAACGCAATCAGTCAGTTCTTGCGGCAGAGTCTGTTGCCAGAGTTGATATAGGAGATGCCCACGAGGCCGCATATCAAACAGCCAAGACGCATAGAGACACCATGAACAACCCCGATGCCTGGGAATACGCGGCAGACTCAGCCGCTCAGGCAGCGATGGAAAAAGCCACGGGGTCGGGCAATATCTTTACAAATTGGCTGTCTGGCGTAACTAATTCTAACGAACGGCTGGATAACTACAGGAAAAGCCTGCGTAGAAATAAGATTGAAGACCTTCAGAAGGGGAGAGTTGATGCGAGGAAACGTCACCATACGGAGACCGTCACTAAGAATATAGCGTCTTTACAGCGTAAGCTTTTAGATCCCGATATCGGCGGCGACTCATCTGCGTCAGGGAAACGAAAGTTCGATATAGCCAGGGCTAGCGCTGCTAACGATTTCCTATCGACGGTGAATGGCACGCAGGACTCTCCAAATAGTGGAATTTTAAACGACAAGCAGCTTGGGGCTGTCTATACGAAATCCCTGATTCAGACCTACGCCGATGCAATCGGGGGCGCATTCTTTGACCACATAGTTAGATATGACCCCCAAAATGCGCGATCTTACATCAGTCTTCTGGACGATATAGCGTCGAATCCCCTTTATTCTGAGCATATTAACCAGGAAGCTCTGCAAAAGCGCAAGGTTGGGCTGCACGGAGCCGAAGAATTCGCCGGGAATATAGCGATAGGGGAGGGCTCTGATAAGGAGAGCGGCCTGAATAACACCCTGCAACGACTACAAAAGCAACTCACGCAGAGCTCCGGCGTCAAGGGCGGCGATTCCAGCGCCAGCCTTAAAGCGCTTAGGAAACTCGGGGAGCACACAGACAAGATGCTTGCCGCCACCTTCTCCGGTAAGGACGGTAGTCAGGTTCTCTTGTACACGGGGTCCAGGGCGACAGCTGTGCAGGCCGTGTATGACACGTCGGCCAAGGCAATCTTAAACCCGATGTACGACAAGATGGCGTTGGATTGGCTAACCCTTACCGGCAATGAGAATGCCGCTGGCCCTGAAACCCTCTCCGACGCAGCTGATTACATACATAGTCTGAGGACCAAGGACCCTGCCGGGTTCTTTGCTCTCCTCAATACTCTTTCTGTGAATCAGCAGAATATTTACAACAGCAGGATCGCCACTGTAATTGCCGCCGAGAAGGGCAACGCGAATACCGTCGTCTTAAAACAGCGCAAGGATGATCTTCTATATAAAATGTCGTCCGACATGGACGCACTGACGATTGACTTGCGGTCTACATTCGGAAAGCTTGACCACGCAAGCTCCGCAAATGACATTGTTAAACTACAGGAGTTCCTTAATAAGTACTGGAAGGACGGCCTCCTGCGGAGGTTCTCAGAAAAGGCCGTTGGAGTGATGACGCCTCCTGAGATTGACGACCGCGTACGCGCCTACCGCAAACAGCTTGGGGAGTCTTTGCAGAAGGCTATTACTACCGAAGGTTCTGGCGTAGAGATCCTAGATAGCGTTTATGGTGATCTGCGTAGTTATCCAATTCTTGCGTCTATTCTTAATAACTCCGGCGGGGAAGGAGCCGTAGCCACCGCATCTGCGGCTAAGGTAAGGGCGAGAATAGATCAGGGCAAATCTGCCGCCAGGGCTCAGGCTAAGGCTATTGGCGTGTACATTGCCGATGGTCGGCCTATTCCTGAGGATCTCCTGCGTCAGAATGCCAGGACCCTTATGGATTTAGCACGCGGCCTTGGTCTGGGGCCTGCCTCTGACGAGGCTATACAGCGGAATATCCTAGGGACTGCTGGGTTCTATTCTGCTTTAATGGACCGTGTAGGTTCGATAGGAGACAATCTAGCTGCCGTCAGCTACTCTGCCAGCATTGAAGATGCGACGGCTGCTCTTGCCCTTATAGAGCGTGTACAGTTTCAGATAGACAATCCTGGGGCTGGATCTATTACGATTGCCAGCCCATCTCCAGGACCGGCGTACGCTAACCCAAATATTGTTATCCCGCGATTGCCCGCACAGATTTCAATACTTCAGGAGGGCTCGGATTCCGGAGGCGGGGTTCTTTCCCAGGTCAGAGGTGCCATAGAGCAAGAAAGGGGCCGTCTTACTACATTAATCAACCAGCTAGACCCTAATAATGCGCGTCTTTTCGAGGGTAATACGGACGCTATTGTAATGTCTCTTAGGCAGAGCGCTGGGCTGAACAAGCTTATCGGCGTTCCTGGCGGAGCGCCGCAGACTGTCAGGGATCTAGCTCTTAACAATCCGGCAGGTGAGCATGGCGCTAGGTATAGGGCCGTACTCAGGGCTCTTCCCGGCCTTGCCATGAAAGATGGGGAGTACCTGAAGTCCGCACTCTCTGGTCGGCAAGCTTCTGACTCGCATGAAGATGCGAAGGTGAATCTTGAGATGGGGGCGATGGCTTCCTCAATAGTGAATACGCTTTCTGATAACTCTATAGGCGTGCCCCCGGACCTTCAGCAAGTTTCCCATGCTTGGGAGACTGCCTACAGATCATCGGCGTACGGTCCCTCTGATTACACGGGGCGAGCTGCACTTATGAGCCGTATTATTAACAGGACGGGGCCTGACAGCGCCGATCTCGTAGACGCTATACCTGCTGACGGATCTGCGGCAGGCCAGCTTATAAAACGTCTCGATTCGGACCCCTTTGATAGCGCGTCTTCGAATACTGCCTCTAATTTTAACCCGCTCAGAACTATTTTTGGGTCTGACGTAGAGGTCAGCGACAAGGTAGTGAGCGTTCTTAAGAAGGCGCTTGGCGGTTTTACGGGGTTAATGCATAGTTATAAATACTTGACAGGCCCTGAAACCGTACGAGATGACAATCTCGTGGAAATGGCGTTCGTCATGCGGGGACTAGAGAAAATTAAATCCGCTGTGAAGTTTAATACGGCGGGCTTCGAAGCCTATATTACCAGTAAGGCTCAGGAGATATCCCAAGCGGGGCGGCTGCGGGGCGACATTGGGGCTTCGTCCATGGTAACTGGTGCCGGTCCTGAGCTCTCTCCGACCTCTGTTATTATTGAACACCCGCCTGAGGGGAATACTTACCCGTCCTTTAACAACCTAGCGAAGAGCGTGTCGCCTAAACACGCCCTGCAGAATAAAAGTGCGATCCTGAAGTCGCTTGCGACTATAGAGGCTATTCAGAAGGGCATGGCTCAGGGAATTACAGTACAGCAGCTAAGACGTGGCTTTGATATAGGTGACATAAAAAATGCATTTGAAAAAGGCAACCTCGGGAAGGAGCCTGTCCGATATTTTGCAAAATTCGTCAACGACAGATTCAGGTCTGAACTGGGGGAAGATTTCTTTTCTGAAAAGGAGTTGGCCCGCATAGAAACTATATCGCCAAGCGTTCCCATTGCGCCGCTTATTGGTGAGCGGGGAGCGGGCGTCTGGGGGACCTCTGAAAATGATCCTCTGGCAGACTCTGTGTGGCAGAACATCACAAATAATGGGCCCCCTAACGGCGTTAGAATTGTCCCCAACACCATCAGTGGTCCGGGCAGTCCTGCCAGAAAATTCGGCGGTATGAAAAGCTACACCGTGGAATTTATTATTCCCGCTGCTCAGATTCCGCTTAAAACAAAGATAGCGGATATTAGGGATAGCCTACTCGGGGGCGGCCTTACTAGCCGCGCCAAGAGAACTACTGTTACGCTCACGAATTGGACTGCTGGTAATCCCTGGGATAAGAATGTTGTGCCTGAATCTGAAATCGATACTTTAAGGGGGAAGTATATGGGGCATGTTATTTCCCATATGCAATCCCTAAAGTTAAACGACACCAGTAGATCCGACGCTGTACCGTTCCAGACGCCTCTTGGGGGCTACGCGGAATAATGGCCTTAGATAGACAGGTATCTTATGGGAGCCCCCTAAGAACGAGTCTGCTGGACTCGTCCCCTGGCTATGGGAACGATGTGCCGTTCTCTTGGACACTGGAGTCTATGTGGAATCTTGAGTCTCCCTTAGCTAGCAATAGAATCAATGGTATTTTTGGCTTAGAGCACTTTAACTGGGACACTCTTAGGTTTTCTGAGGGTCAGACTGGCAATAAAGATCCTAGATTTGATCCAATGAAGACTATGTTGGATAACGATGAAATCCATCTGTTCGATACTTTAAAAGAAGCTAAGAATGACACGCACTATTCCCTGCTGAAGCAAAAATTATCTTGGGAGGATTCCCAGAAGGGCATCCTTGCGGAATCTGGCCTAACCTCCAGTCTGGTCGCCGGTCTTATGGTGGGAACGGTTGACCCGATGAATTTAGCAGTGGGCCTTTTCACTGGCGGATCTACTACTGTGATGGGCGCTGCCTTTAGAGCGGTTAGCTCGGCTCTTATAGCTACGGCAACGAATGAAGTCATCTTGCACGAGACTCAGGTTGGCAGAACGATAGAGGAATCTTCTCTAAATATTATTGGCGATATGGTTCTTTCCTCAGCTATTGGGATGGGGTTTCATTCTGTTGCTCGACGATTTAGGCACAATCCTGAGGGGCTCAGAGATCTTGTTGTTCAGGAGTTGGACAACCATATTCCTTTCGGTCTTCCGGGAACAGACAAGGCTAATCAGTTAGGGATCAGGCCGCAAACCAAGTGGAATGAGAAGGCGTCATTTGTTTATACGACGAACCCTAGCAACAAGCCTGCATTTTACAGGCAAAACGAGCACACTATTTATATAGATATAGCGCAGTTAAAGAGCCAATTTGAGCGTAGGGCCTGGAGATCGCCCAAGGAATTTACAGATAAGGTCACTGGTAAAAAGGTGCGCGTGGATGCTTTAGACAATGATCATTTTAGGGAGCCGCATAAATTAGCCAATGAGGGCGAGTTTAGTTTTGAGAAGTGGAGCGACTTTGTTCATCAGCATGAATATTTACATACTGTGCACAAGCAGTCTAAGGGCGAGTCTACTGTAGCTTATGAAAATCGCATTAATGATTATGCTTTAGCGCTGCTGGATTCTCAGTCGTACCAGGGGATTGCTCATAGGCCGATTTCTATTGATGCCCATTCTTCTCATGCCGATATGATCCATGATAAGTACGACAGCTTGCGGCCTGATGGGACTAGAGATTCTACGATTCTAGATCAAATGGTTGAGGAGGGCGGGTTTGGCCATGCGAAGGCTGATCGCCATCCTGACTATATAGATTCTGAGGGTGTTGCTGGGCCTCAAAGGCTTTCCGAAGAAGATGTTATCAGTCAGTCTAATAAAGAAAGCGCAGCGCAGCGCGCTGATATAGACAGAGTTACCGGATATTCTGATGAGCAGTACATTGGAAATCTTGGTTGGACATCGAAACTCGTTGGGGCGCTTGGACTAGAGAAGATAAAAGCGAACCCTATGATGCATGGGATGAATTCCCTCAATGCAGCGACTCGTCTATACACGATGCGGCTAGTCCCAACTCCTGTGAATGTCGGTAATACGCGCGGCCACACTACGCCAGGAGATATCGAGACGGGCATAAACATGCGCCGTGTTGAGCTAGCAGAAGCTATTAGCAAGAATGATAAATCGCTAATGGATTATAGATTGGGCAAAGAGACTGATAGATCCCCTGCGTATCCAGAAACTGTCGCAGAATTCACTAAAGCCGAGAAGGAGCGTGTCTTCAAGCAGAGTGAAACTGACAGATCTAGATATATACCTGAGTATAGAGCACGGATTTCCAGGGGTCTTCGTTACGGCGATTATGATGAAAACCCAATTATACAGAAGCAGATCAATTATTTAAGGCAGATATTTTCACGACTATCTGATGAAGCAGACGGATTGGGTTTGTTCAAGATTGCCAGACGCAAGTCTGGCTCCAAGGAATTAGATCTTTTCGGCTCCAGAAGTTTTTTGCCTAGAATTTACATGCATGATGTCTTGAATGGCAATATTGAGGAAGCTACTACAGTAATAACCCGCTGGCAAATTGAAAATTCTTCGCGGGCTGACGCTCCTGATTATGTGAAAAAAATGGTGGGGAATTACGAGGCTCATTCTAGATCAGTCAGGAATCAGATTATTAAGGCTTCTGGCAGACTCCAAAGTGTGGAAGATTTTGATGTTGAGGGCGCTGGTGTTAGCGGCACGTTTAAGGGCCGCAGTATTTGGGTGGATGATATTGTTCTTGCTGGAGAAAATATAGAGTTTGGCGGTAGTGGAAGATCATTTCTTGAGAATGATATAAATTCAATTCTGAAGCAGTGGATGCCACAGATGCATACGGATATAGAGTTTACCAAGGCATTTGGAAATATAGACATGGCGCGGCAGTTTTCAACGATACGTCAAACTGCTGTTAAGAATGCTAAGAAAGCGTGGACTGATGGCGGCGGGCCTAGAGAAAAGGTCATTAATAAGTTTATCCAAGCTCCCGACAGAGCGTCAAGATCTCAGGATGGTGGCGCGAGTACTCTAGGCAAGGAGTCGGAGATTTCAGTTGAGACTACCAAGAGTGCTGAAAAGGATATAGAAAAGCTGTCGGCTATTCGGGATGTCATTAGAGGGGTCTACTCTCTTAGCTCAGATCCCTTAGCGATATCTGCGAGATCGGCCAGAGTTTTGACGGATATGACCCATTTATCCCTTATGGGCAATGTTATGGTGTCGTCCGTTCCGGATCTTGGTCGCATTGTGATGGTTAATAAACTTGAATCTCTGAACACGCTGCAACTTGCATTTGCCGATTTTAAGAGATTTCGTAAAGAGATGCGGTCGATGCGGGATGACATTGGAGTTGGTCTTGACATTGCCCTGTCTACTAGAGTCCAGGCTATAATCCAACACGGCGATGTCCCTAGATATACTGGCTTAGAGCGGCTTACTGGTCGTCTTACCGATATAAACTTTGTCATAAATATACTTAATCCATGGAATGCCATTGTTAAGCAGGGTTCTGGCATAGCAACGACTTCCAGGCTTATCAAGGATTTGAAACGCTACAAGTCTGGTAAACTTGGCATAAAGCAGATTCAAAAGCTGAACGCCGCAGGCGTTAATGAAGATTTCATGGGGCGTCTTTTATCCCTACACGAGAAGTACGGTGAAAAACTTAGGGGCGTAGAGATACCGAATGCCTCTGATTGGGATTTAGGAGATACTAGCTTTGGATTTGATGTAGGCGCGCTCCACAATGATCTTAGACGGGTTCTTTCCCGTGAGGTTGACAAGCAGATAGTGACGCCTGGGGCTGGAGATATACCCCTGAGTCTAAGGAAAACTGCGTTTTCTGATGCTGTCGAAGAGAGCCTTCTTGGCAGGCGTCTTACTAAAGAAGAGGTGGACGCTGGCGCATTCAAAGAATCCGGTGCGCAGGCGGGGGATCGCCCGGGCAAGTTTGGCAAGGCAGGCCGTATTAAGAGAGAGGCGGCGGCACTATACCCTCACATTGGCAGGGTGTTTGGCATATATAAATCATTTATTGCCGCTTCTTGGGGCAGAGTGCTGATCCCATCCTTGCAGAACAAGGATTCGACGGAGCTTATGGGGGTCGCTACCATGATACTCTTGGGCGGCATGGTTAAAACATTGAAAGATTGGAGTTACGACAGCCCAGGCCCTGAGAATTTAACAGAATTTCTTGTTGACGGGTTCGATCAATCCGGTATCGGGTCATGGTTCATGTTTGCCAATACTCAATCAGAGGCAATTATGAATGTTGGCCTACGTCCTGCACTTGGAGTGCGCACATTTAACTCTAGCGCAAGATGGAAAGCATCCTCTGTTATGGGGGCTTCCGTTGGACAGCTAATACGCGCTGGGAAACTTGCTGGAGATCTCGGCTCTTATGCTATGGGCGACGATTTTAACTCGCGCTCTGCGACTAATGCCTATAAGTTGCTCCCTTGGCAAAGTTTGTTTTATCTCCGACTGCCCCAATTAACAAATTCTCGACTAGGGTTAGACTCCCTTTTTGATGCCGTCGAACACGAGGGCGCTGAACGACTTAGTATATATCAGGGTGGATAAGCCGTGGTTCTTGGAGATAATCAATGACAGTATCATCTGCTACGAATAAAGTTTCCTACAGCGGCAATGGCTCTACGACTGTATTCGCCTACGCCTTTCCCATTACCACGGATGCTGACCTGAAGGTCTACATCAGGGTGACGGCCACTGGCGCGGAAACCCTGAAGACCCTCACCACACACTATACCGTTAGTGGCGCTGGCACGGCCTCTGGTGGGAATGTGACCTTCACTACGGGGAACACCCCTGCTAGCGGATCTACCGTTGTCATCATTCGTGACGTGCCTGCTACGCAGAGTTTAGATCTGGTTGAGAACGATAGCTTCAGCGCGGAAAGCCTGGAGGGATCTCTTGACCGAGTGATCATGGTGTCTTCTGACGTGAAGGA